CAACGGAGTGCAACATGTGAAAACTGGATCGCGCGCTGATTTTGCTGCGCATCGAGGCGTGCACAAGAGCACGGTCAGTCGCTGGGAAAAGTCGGGCAAGCTGGTATGGCTCGAAAACAATCAGATCGACTTCGACGCCTCAGATCTGCGCATTGAACAGACCGCCGACCCAGCAAAGCGCGGCGTGGTGATGCGCCACCAGCGCGAGCGCGAAGTGAAAGTGATCGAGGCCGAGATTTTCAAGTCGGCACCGATCGATGAATCGAATTCTACGAGCCCTGCAGCAGCATCGGGGGTGGCAACTGTGCCACCCCCGACTGCGGCCAGCAAGGCCGATGCGACATACGCGGAATTTAATCGCGCTAGGGCAGACAAGGAAGCCGAGCTCGCGCTGCTGGCACGCCTGAAGCGCGAAGAGCAGGAAGGTCTGGTCGTTCGGCGCGACGAGATCGAGAAGGACATCGAGCAGCTGGCCGTGATCATTGCGAAAGGGCTCGACAGCATCGCAGCGCGCATCATGCCGCTGATCAATGCCGAGCCGGATCCAGGCAAACGCGAAGCGCTTCTGCAGGCCGAGATCTACAAGGTCAAGACAGAATTCGCGGACTTTGCGCTCGCGCTTGGCCAGCAGTAAATGGCAGACGGCGGATCCTTCGTCGGGCGCGTGTTTGCGTCGGCGATTCGACCGAACGCACCGCTGACCGTCAGCGCCTGGGCCGACAAGTATCGGCGGCTCACTGCCAAGGGCGCCAGCGAGCCCGGCCCCTGGCGTACGTCGCGGGTGCCGTTTTTACGGGAGATCATGGACTGTCTCTCGGCGCAGCACACAGCAAAGGAGGTGATCTTCGTTAAGAGCACCCAAGTCGGCGGCACTGAGGTCGGCTTGAACTGGATCGGTTACGTGATGGATCACGCGCCCGGCCCCATGTTGGCAGTGCTCCCCACGGTCGAAGTCGGCATGCGCTGGTCCAAGCAGCGGCTCGCATCGATGATTGGCGCCAGTGAACGCCTGGCGCGGCTGATCGCACCCAGCAGCTCGCGCGACGGTGGCAACACCACCACGATGAAAGAGTTCGCGGGCGATGGCATGCTGATCATCGGCGGCGCCAACTCGGCCGCATCGTTGTCATCGATGCCGATCAAGTACTTGCTGCTCGATGAAGTCGATCGCTTCCCGATTGAAGTGGAAGACGAAGGCGACCCGGTCGACCTGGCAGAAGCGCGGACCACGACATTCCCGCGGCGCAAGATTTTCAAAATCAGCAGCCCGACGATCGAATCGTTGAGCCGCATTAACAAGGATTGGAAGCGCAGCGACCAGCGCCGGTTCTCCCTGCCGTGTCCGCACTGCGAATCGATGCAGCCACTGGTCTGGGACAATCTGACCTGGCCAGAAGATGAGCCCGACAAGGCCGCCTATCGGTGCATCGATTGCGGTGTGCTGATCGAAGAGCACCACAAGACAGCCATGCTGGAGCGTGGCGAGTGGGTGGCGGGGCATCCTGGGCGCGAGATCGTAGGCTTCCACATCAATGCGCTGTACACGCCGATCGGGCTTGGTAGGACCTGGGCCGATCACGCGAAGCGCTACCTGGAAGTCAAGACCGACCCGATACGGCTCAAAGTGTTTACGAACACGGTGCTCGGCGAGTGCTTCGAGGACGAGACCGAGAAACTCGACTGGGAAGAGCTGAAAGAACGCGTGGAGCAGTACGGTCTGCGCACCATCCCGGTCGGCTGTTTGTTTTTGACAGCTGGCGTCGACGTGCAGAAGGACCGTGTCGAGATCCAGATCCGTGGCTTCGGTGAAGGCGGGCAGCGCTGGGTGATCGATTGGCACTACATTGCCGGCGACCCGACACGCGAGGACATCTGGGAAGCGCTCGACAAGTACCTCGATCAGTCGATCGTGAACCAGTTCGGGATCTCGTTGCGTTTGGCAGCGGTCGCGATCGACTCGGGTTATCTAACGCAGGAGGTCTACAACTTCTGCAGGATGCGCCGGCACCGCAACATTTACGCCGTCAAGGGCATGCACAGTTTCACGCAGCAGCTGCTGCGCCGACCGACGAAGCAGGAATTCAAACGCAATGGCGCCACGATCAAGTCGGGCGCCGAGGTCTACCAGGTATCGAGCACCACCGCGAAGCAGCACCTATTCGCGCGCTTGGCCAGTGACCGCAAGCAACCACCGCAGCACCGCCTGGAGCACTTCAGTCACGACCTGGCCGACGACTATTTTCGACAGCTCACGTCGGAAGTATTCGACCCGAACAAACGCCTGTACGTGAAATTGAAGGACCGGCACAACGAAGCGCTCGACACCTGCAATTACGCCGAAGCGATCGCGTATCACCCAGTCGTTCGCGTGCACACCATGCGCGAGGCCGACTGGCAGCGACTGCGCGAAGTGATCGAGCCGAAAGGTAAGCAGCAGGGCGATTTGTTTCATGTGGAACAAACGACCGAAGCACCACCGCAGCAACCGCCCCACGAGCCGCCGCAAGCCGTTGCGACGCCGTCACGCACTGAGCGTAACGCGTGGATCCCACAACGAAAAGATTGGATCAAAAAATGACCAACAACGAGACAGCAGCACCCGCAGCACCCGCACCGTTCATGCTCAACCTGGGCTGCGGTAGCAACAAACTTCCCGGCTTCGTCAACGTCGATCTCTATGGCGAGCCGGATGTGCAGCTCGACCTGGAATCGCACGACTGGCCGTGGGACAACGACAGCGTCGACGCCATCGTGTTGATGCACGTCCTGGAGCACCTCGGGCGCGACTTTGAAGTGTTCAATCGCGTATTGCAGAACATCTACCGCGTATGCCGGAACGGCGCCAAGGTCGTAATACACGTGCCGCACCCGCGTCACGACAACTTCATCGGCGACCCGACGCACGTGCGCATCGTCACGCCGCAGGTCATGTCGCTGTACGACAAGGCGCAGTGTCTCGAATGGCAGAAGAATGGCTTCAGCAACACGCCGCTCGCGCTCTATCACGGCGTCGACTTTCACATGACCGAATGCCAGTTTGTGCCCGACTGGAAGTACGAAAAAATGCCACCGCAGAACCTCGACGCAATGGCGCGCGAGCTCAACAATGTCATCGCTGAGATCCGCATGACCTTCGAGGTGCGCAAATGACCTGGCGCCCCGATGTACCTGCCGATTTCCAAGGTGAAACCGGAAAAATTCGCTGGCGCGCGTTACCGTATTGCGCCGGCAGCGGCCTCGATATCGGCTGCGGCCCGTGGAAAATCGGCCCGCATGCCATCGGCCTCGACGGCGCCGCACAGCCTGGCGCGGGTGGTCCCAGCCTGGTGATGGATTGCACCGATCTTTCGATGTTCGCGTCGAATCATTGGGACTTTGTTTTTAGCTCGCACTTCCTGGAGCACGTGCACGACACCGCGGCCGTGTTGCAAGAGTTCTGGCGCGTCGTCAAGCCCGGCGGCCACCTCGTGCTGTATTTGCCGCACAAGGACTTTTATCCGAACATCGGCCAGTACGGCGCGAATCCGGACCACAAGCACGACCTGCTGCCGGCCGACATCATCGGCTACATGAAGCGCATCAAGTTCGGCGGCTGGGATCTTCTCGAAAACGACGAGCGCAGCGCCGATTACGAGTACTCGTTTTTTCAGGTGTATCGCAAGCGTGCAGACGCCAAGCAGACGCACCCCTGGCAAGCACCGAAGCCCGCCAAGACCGCTGCCATCGCGCGCCCTGGCAACTTCGGCGACGCCATCTGGTGCACCTCGATCGCCGCGCAGCTCAAGAAAGAGGGCTACCACGTCACCGCCTACGTCGAAGCGACCGGGCAGCACGTGATGAAAGAGAATCCGGATATCGACCGCGTCATCGGCTTCGATCGCCGGATGTTTTACGATCCCGCGCAGATGTTCCATTTCCTGGACGCCGAGCGGCCGCGTTATGACCGGTTTATCAACTTCACGCAGTCGATCGAATCGACCGTGCTGTTGACACCCGACCAGCCCGCGTTCCACTGGCCGAAGGACGTGCGCGACAAGCAGTGCAATCGCAACTATGTGCAGTGGATGCACGAAGTAGCCCAGGTGCCATACGTGCTCGGGCAGCGCGTCGTGCAGAGCAAGGCCGAGCTGCACTTCGCCATGAAAGAGCGCGCCAAGGTCAAGGGCCGCGTGATCGTGTTGGCCAACACCGGCAGCACCGCACCGAAGTGGTGGCCATACGCGCCAGCGTTCTGCGCGATCATGGCATCGCTCGGCGTGCATGTGTACGTCGTCGGCGACTTGAAGGGGCTGGAGTACACGAAGAGCGACTTCACGCACGTGATCCCGACCACGCAATGGACCATGCGCGAGGCGATCGCCTTCGCCAAGGTCGCCGACGCAGTGATCGGGCAAGAGACCGGCCTGCTCAACGCGGTCGCGATCGAGCCCGTGGCCAAGATCGTCATGCTCGGCCACAGCACCGTCGAAAACTTGACGCGCGACTGGACGAACACCGAGTCACTCGTTGGCCAGGTGCCGTGCTATCCGTGCCACCAGATTCATTTCACGCACGCGCATTGCCCGACTGAGAAACGCAGCGGCGCAGCAGCGTGTCAAGCCGAGATCAAGATCGAGCACGTCGTCGAGGCCTTGATCCGGCAAAACGTACTCACCGACGCCGATCGCGCGCAGCTCATGAAGCCGCAACCGATCAGCATTCATCGAAAGGCCGCGTAATGGCATTCACCACCACCCAGCTCGCCGCGATCGAATCAGCCATTGCCTCCGGTTCGCTTGAGGTCACCTACGAAGGCAAGACCGTGAAATACGCGTCGCAGGACGATCTGCAAAAGCGCTACAACTTCATCCGCTCCAAGCTGATCGCGCAGGGCGACATCGCCAACGACCGCATCCGCACTTCGTACGTCTCGCACAGCAAGGACTAGCCGCCATGAGCGCACTCGAAAACGCGATCGCCTGGATCTCGCCACAGCGCGCCCTGCAGCGCGCCCGTGCGCGTGCCGCATTGGCAGCGGTCACGCGCGGCTACGACGGCGCCAAGATGGGCCGCCGCACCGAGAACTGGTCCGCTGGCAGCGGATCCGCGAATCGCGAGATCGAGTCCGCCGGCGAGCGTTTGCGTCAGCGTTCACGCGACCTGGTGCGCAATGATCCGTACGCGCGCCGCGCCATCGCCGCCCTGGTCGCCAACGCCGTCGGCACCGGCATCGTCGCCGACAGCACCAGTCCGGCCGGTGCCGTCTGGAAGGCCTGGGCAAGCGAGTGCGATTTCTACGGCGAGCTGGACTTCTACGGCCTGCAGGCACTCGTCGCGCGCTGCGTGTTCGAGGCCGGCGAATGTCTGATCGTGCGCGTCAAAACGCGCGCATCGGAGGTCGGTAAGTCAGGCGTGCCGCTCAAAATCAAAGTCCTGGAGCCCGATTTTCTCGACGCCACCAAGCACGGCCCGGCCGGCAACGGCAACTTCTGCTTCTCGGGCATCGAGTGCGACCCACAAGGCCGCCGCGTCGCGTATTGGCTGTGGCAGCAGCACCCTGGCGACTCGCAGTTCTTTCTGGCCAAAATGCAATCTATCCGCACGCCGGCCGAAGACGTGATTCACCTGTTCGAGAAGGATCGCCCCGGCCAGCTGCGCGGCGTGCCACGCCTCGCCTCGGTGATCCTGCAGCTGCGCGATCTCAACGAGTACAACGAAGCCATCCTCGTCAAGAAAAAGATCGAGGCCTGCTTCGCCGCGTTCGTCACCACAGACGAAGAGAATCGCACCATTTCGCCGAACGCCTCGAGCAGCTCGGTCGACGGCGCCAGTGGCAACAGCTACAGCCAACGCACCGAGACGCTGTCGCCTGGCATGGTCGAGTACTTGAAGCCCGGTGAGACCGTCGAGTTTGGGAATCCCTCGAGCACCGCGGGCAGTGGCGAGTTTGAGTCTGCGCACTTGCGCGCCGCCGCGATGGGCGCGGGCTTGACGTACGAGATTCTCACCGGCGATTTATCTCGAGTTAATTTCAGCTCACTGCGCGCCGGCGGCCACCAGTTCCGCATGTCGATCGAGCAGTTCCGCTGGATCACGTTTATCCCCGGCTTCTGCATGCGCGTGCAGAGCTGGTTCGTGGAAGCCGCCTATCTGGCTGGCCGCGTGCGTACCAATGGTTACGAATTCAGCTGGACGCCGCCGCGCTGGGAGTATGTGAACCCGCTCGACGACGTCAAGACCGACAAAGAAGAACTCAGCGCAGGCCTGTCGAGCTGGTCGTCGCAGGTGCGCAAGCGGGGCGAAGATCCAGCAAAGGTACTGGCCGAAATTGCGGCCGATCAGGCAGCGTTCGAGAAGGCCGGCGTCACCGTCAACTTCGGCGTCGGCGCAGAAGCCAACAACGACGCCACCGGTGCCACACCGTCGACGACCGACGCCGCGGCCACCGACACTGCGGCCAAGGACAGCACCAAAACATAGCGACGCGCACCCGCACGCCGTTCCGATTTACCCCGATGCCCGCTGCTCACCACAGCGGGCATTTTCATTTGGAGAACACCATGCCAGACGGACTATTTGAAGCACGCGAAATGCCATTGCAGTCTCGGCTCATGCCGATGACCTCGGTCGACGAAAAGGCGCGCACCGCCATCGTCATCTGGACCACCGGCGCCAGCGTGCGCCGCTACGACTGGAAGTTCGACCGCTACTACAACGAAGTGCTCAGCCTCGACCCGAAGCACGTGCGCATGGAGCGCCTGGCATCGGGCAATGCACCGCTGCTCGATTCGCACAGCGGCTGGGGCATTAGCTCCGTGCTCGGCGTCATCGAGCGCGCATCCATCGCACCGGCCGAGGCCACGCTGCGCTTCTCGAAGCGCGACGACGTAACGCCGATTTTCGGCGATGTCGTCGACGGCATCCTGAAAAACGTCAGCGTCGGCTATCGCGTGCACGAAGTCGAAATGATCCCGCCCGCCGACATGACCAGCGACTGGACCTACCGCGCCGTCGATTGGGAGCCCTTCGAGCTCTCCCTGGTACCGATCCCGGCCGATGCCGGCGCCACCGTGCGCGAGCAGGACCGCGCCGTCTCCAACACTTGTGTTTTCCGCGAGTTCACCACCCCGGCTGCTGCTGCCGCCGGTCCCAGCACCACCACCACCCGAAAGGAGCCACCCATGACCACCGCCACAAACGGTCAAACCACGGCCCCGGCAGCCGAACCGAATGCCGGTAGCACCCCTGTCAACGAAGCACAGATCCGCGCCGAATCCGCCCAGGCAGAGCGCGAACGCGTCGAAGGCATCACGCAGCGCTGCCGCGCCGCGAACCTCAGCGAAGAATTTCGCCAAAGCCTCGTCAATGGCAATCAAAGCATTGACGCAGCCTGCCGCGCAATCATCGACGAGATCGCCCGCAACGCGCCGACCACACCAGTGGCCACGCGTGCCGAAGTCATCGAGGACGAGCGCACCAAGCTGCGTGCTGCGATGTCGGAAGCAATCGCCCATCGCGCAAACCCGCGCTTTGTGATCGCCAACAACGGCGCCGGCGACTTCCGCCATATGAGCCTGCAGCGCATGGCCGAAGAGTGCCTGCTGCGCGAAGGTGTCAGCGTCCGCGGCATGTCGCGCATGGAGCTCGCCACCCGCGCGATGCACACCACCAGCGACTTCGCCAACGTCCTGCTCGACGCCGCGAACAAGCGTCTGCGTCAGGCGTATCAGGAAACGGTGCCAACGTATCAACGCTGGGCACGCCGCGCCGCCAATGCGCCAGACTTCAAGAACATCAACGTGATCCAGCTCAGCAATGCGCCGAATCTGTTGAAAGTCTTGGAAGATGGCGAGTTCAAGGCGGGCGCGCTGACCGACGGCAAAGAGACGTACAGCGTCGCCACCTACGGCCGCATCATCCCGATCAGCCGTCAAGCGATCGTCAATGACGATCTCAACGCCTTCGACCGTCTGCCATCCGCGATGGCCATGGCCGCGCGCCGCTTTGAGAATCGTACCGTGTACGACATTCTCTCGGGCACTGGCACGCTGGCCGATACGGGCGCGTTGTTCAACGTCACCGCAGTCACCACTGCCGGCGGCCACGCCAACTACGCCACCGGCACCGGCTCGGTGCTGAGCGCCACCTCGTTGTCCACTGCACGCACCGCGATGCGCAAGCAGAAGGGCTATCAGTCGGAAGAGCTCAACATCACCCCGTCGTTCCTGATTGTGTCCGCTGAAAACGAGCAGCTCGCGTACCAGCTCACCAGCAACCAGTACACACCAGCGACCACGTCGGCGATCAACGAGTTCCGCCAAGGTGGCCGCACCGCCCTGGAGCCGATCGTCGAGGCGTATCTGTCGGCCACCACCAACGGTGACACTGCCTGGTATCTGGGCGCGGATCCGAACCAGGTCGACACCATCGAGTACTGCTACCTCGATGGCAACGAAGGCCTCTACCTCGAATCGCAGATCGGCTTCGAGGTCGATGGCATCAAGCTGAAAGCGCGGCTTGACTTTGCCGCAGCCCCGATTGATTTCAGGGGGTTATATAAGGGTAAAGGCGCTTAACTGCCGCCCTGATCGCCGGGCCGCAGCGCATCGCGGCCCGGCGTGACCGACTCACCGATTCACTGAATACCACACGGCCGCACCACGGCCTGGCACAACCTCTTTTTTACGGAAGGATTCAAACCATGTCTACAAACTACATCGGTCCCGGCAACACCGTCACCGCCATCATGCCCTACGCAGTCAGCTCGGGCGCAGGCGTGCAGGTCGGCTCCGGCTTGTTCGGCGTCGCTGCAGCGACATACGCATCCGGCGCCACCGGCGTCCTCGATCGTGAAGGCGTCTTCACCGGCCTCGCGAAAACCAGCGGTACCGGCGAAGCGTTCGCAGTCGGCGATCGTCTTTTCTGGGACAACAGCGGCAAGAAGCTCACCAAGACCAGCACCGGCAATCTCTGCGTCGGTCTTTGCCTGGAAGCGATCGCCACTGGTGTCACCACCGCGGGCGAAGTCCTGATCGAGTCTGTCACACCCGCCGGCACCTAATCCCCATGGATTGGGCAACCCACATGCGTGGCATCCTCGTGCAGCTCGGCGAGGCTGTCACGCTTGTTCACGGTACCGGCGCGGCCACCACCGTCACCGGTATGTTCGGCGCACCGTCGCAGCTGGCCAGTCTCGGCATCGGCGGCGTGCAAGGCAGCAACCCGCATTTCGCATTTATGACCGCTGATTTTTCCGTGAGCGTCGACGACGTTCTCACGCGCAGCGGCATCACGTACAAAGTCAAGGTGAAGCAGGTGGATGATCCGTCCGGCATCACCGTGTGCGAGCTCCGGAGATCCACGTAATGGCTGATTTCGTCCTGATTCAGCTGCGTGATGCGCTCATCACCTCGCTCAAGGCCGCCAATACCGTGGCCGGGCAGAACGTGTTCAAGCAATCCGACGAGCCGCAAGATGATGGCCAGTGTCCATACATCATGGTCGTGCTCGGCGATGACGAGGCCGAGACCGACAGCATCAACGGCAGCAGCAGCTTGACCGTCCCCGCGATCCTGGAAAGCCTGGTCGCGAACATTGATATTGATTGCGTCGTCAAGCAAGTCGACGATGCAGAGAAAGCAGCCTACAACCTGCGCAGCGAAGTCGAGAGCGCGCTGCTGGGCACATATGCCGGCAAAAGCCAGGGCGGGAAGGTTAGCAGGATGATCCGCCGCGGCGGCTCACCGTCGCAGGATCTCTCGACCGATCGCGAAGTGTTCTGCGTGCGCGTGCGCTTCCAGATGGAGATCATGCACCTGGAGTCGGCGCCGACGTCGTTCTCGTACTAGCAGCAACCGATTTTCAACCAGTCGCAGGGGTGACCTTCGCGGCTTTTATTTTTTCAGGAGGTCATCACCATGGCAATTGGGCAAACAGATCGCGAAACACTGCGCTTCAAACCGGAAGCCACCGGCACCGGGTACGGCGCCGTCGCTACCGGCAATTACTACAACTTGCGCTTCAATTCAGAAGCGCTGAAGTACAACCTGATGACGGAGAAGTCGAAAGAGATCACGGCATATCGTGGTCCGCGCGACATTCAGATCGTCGACGCCAACGGCGAGGGTCCTGTCGCTACCGAGCTGTCATACGGCGAGTATGACGAACTGATCCAGGCAGCACTGGCCACCACCGCGCAGAACGTCGTCGGCACCAACGGCGCCGCCACCGGCACCGGCACCTTCAGCGCAACCGGCCTCACTATCACCGGCGCCGGCACACCGTTCACCAACGCGGCCAGCGGCCAGTGGATCGGCGTCCTGGGCGCAACCAACACCGGCAACAACAAGTTCGTGCAGATCACCGCGGCCAGCACCACCGGCATCACCGTCGCGTCTGGCACGTTCACTGCTGAAACCGGCACCACCGGCATCGTCGTCAGCGGCACGCGCTTCATCAACGGCAACACGAAAAAATCATTTTCGATCGAGCGCGCAAACCCGGATCTGAGCACTACCGGCCTAAACGAAGCCTTCCGCGGCATGGTCGTCAATAACTGGTCTGGCGACCTGAAACCAGGCGGCTTGATCGGCATGAATTTCGACTTCGTCGGCAAGGACGCCTTGCCGATGTCGACCGGCAGCGCCTTCTCGGGCACCGGCGTGTCGAGCCTCACGAATCGCATCATGAATTCCGTGAGCAACGTGTCGAACATCACAGAAGGCGGCTCATCGTTCAGCAACACCTATGTGAAGTCGCTGAGCTGGAAAGTCAGCAACGGCGTCGAAGGCCTCGATGCGCTGGGCAACCTCGGCAACGTCGACTTCCGCCTCGGTGAGTTCGCGTTTTCGATGCAGATCGGGCTGTACCTGGCTGATGCCACGTACTACAACAAGCAGATCAATAACACCTCGTCAAGCTTCTCGTGGCGTATGTCCGACGCATCCGGCAACGGTTACGTCGTCACCATCCCGACTGCGCGCTACAGCACCGCCGAGCGCCCGAACCCCGGCCGCAACCAGGTCATGATGCTCAACCTCAACATCGAGGCGATCGACCCGAGCAATACCGGCCAGTTCGTGATCATCGACCGTTGCGGCACCGCGGTCACACCGTGGTCCTAATCGACGCCAACACGTAACGCAGCAGCAGGGCCGCAGACGTGCGGCCCTTTTCAATTTACGCGGCCACGACGGTGGAACCCCCGCGCTTTTTACAAGGACGACACAACATGTCTCTCAGCGAAGTATTTGGCACCAACAAACAAAAAGAAGAAGCCGGCACCTGGATCAAGGGCCCCAAAAACATGGAATACCTGGTCGCGCGCATGGGCAACAAAGCCTACCGCGATCTGCTCGACAAGCTGCTCGCACCGCACCGCGTCGCGTTGCGCCAGGGGCGCATGGACGACGAGCTGCTCACCAAGATCACGCGCGAGGTCGTGTCCAAGACCATTCTGCTCGACTGGAAAAACGTCGAGCTTGAGAAGGGGCAGGGCTTCGTCGACTACACGCCGGCGATCGGTGCGCGCGAAATGGAAATGTATCCAGACTTCGCCGACTTTATCACCACGCAGGCGCAGACCTTCGCCAACTACGCAGCCGACGACGAGGCCGAAGATCTAAAAAACTCGTCGAGCGTCTCGCCTGGGAATTAGAGTTCGGCGAGACGCACGCCGAGGCGCAGAAGCACGGCCGCAAGTTACCGGAGAATTTTCCGGAACCGCCGGCGCTGTACGGCATCGAGATCCGCTGGTACGAGGCATTCTGGATGCTCAGCCCCGAGCGCGACAGCGGCGTCGACGGCGCGATCGGCCGGATCCCGATGCTGGCCATCATGCTCTGGTGTGCGGCCGAGGATCTGCCGTTCCGGCCGCTGCTAACGCGGGTGCGCGTCATGGATGATGAATATCTGAAATGGAAGCGCGCCGAGCTGGCCTTCGAGCAGCAGCGGCAGGAAATGGAGAGGCGGGTCCATGCTAAGTCTTAGCGTTGCCTCGAATGCCAGCGCCATCATGGCCGATCTCGACGATCTCACCTCGGGCAAGCAGCGGGTCGCCATCATGCGGGCGCTTAACCGTGCCGGCGATGGCGTCCGCACCGATGCCAGTCGCGAGATCCGCCGCGTGTACCGGGTCAAAAAATCAACGGTCGACAAGGCGTTCTCTGTCGGCCGTGCCAGCGCCGAGCGACTGCAGGTGGTGGTCACCATCACCGGGCGGCCGCTGTCGTTGGCGGGCTTTGATCCGAAGCAGACGCGCAAGGGTGTCACCGTCAACATCAAGGGGCAGCGCAAGCTGATACCGCACGCGTTTATTCGCACCCTGCGCACCAAAAAGGGCGAAGAGTACGAAGTCGTTTTTATCCGCACCGGCGATGGCAGATTCCCGGTTAAGGCGCTGAAAACCGTCGACGTGCCTGGCACGTTCACCCGCGAGGATGTTCTCGCCGTCGTGAACCGTGCCACCTTCGAGCGCTTCGACACCGAGCTCGAACGGCAGATGAAGTACTTGCTGCGGATCCCGTAGCACCGCAACACCGCACCACCGTCGCACCGCAACACGCCAGAAACGGCTCGCCGTAGCAAACACGAAAAGCGCCGTCGGGCGCTTTTTGCATTGGAGTGACACAACGATGGCCGCAGAAAAAGAAGTCAAATATAAAGTCACCGCCGAAGATGCGACTGCGAGCGCGTTCGCGCAGCTGAAGTCGAACATCCAGTCGGCCACCAAGGGCTTCGACAGAATGAAGGCCGCGATCGTCGGGCTGGCCACCGCCGGCGCCTTCGCATCGTTTGTTGCCGGGATCCGAGAGGCCATCAAGGAAGCCGACGAGCTCGGCAAGGCTGCGCAACGCATCGGCATTGCCACCGCAGAGCTCTCAGGGCTCGCCTACGCCGCCAAACTCGCCGGGCTTGACCTGGAGGGGCTGGAAAAGGGCATCAAGGGCTTAAACAGCGCCATTTTCGACGCCTCGGTCGGCATCGGCAAAGCCAAGACCGCATTCGATACCTTGAAGGTCAGCGTTACTGACGCCAACAGCGGCGCGCTGCGGCCGACAGTGCAGGTCCTGCTCGACCTGGCAGATCGCTTTGCGGGCATGGACGAAGGCGCCAGCAAGGCCGGCGTCGCCATGCAGATCTTCGGCGACAAGATCGGCCCGAAAATGCTGCCGTTCTTGAACCAGGGCCGGCGAGGGATCAGCCAGCTCACCGACGAGCTGCGTCGCATGGGCGGCGTGATCGATGACGAATTCGCCGCCGCGGCCGAGAAGTTTAACGACGATCTGACCGCCCTGGAGCAAAGCAGCAAGCGGCTAAAAATCTCCCTGGCGAACGACCTGTTGCCAGACCTCACCAACATCACCAAGGCCATGCGCGAGGCTGCGCAGGAAAGCGGCACGCTGATGGCGGCCTGGGTCGGTCTGGGTGGTATCGCTCACGCGGTGTTTTCTGGCAGCGAGATCCGCAACACAAACAACGCGCTGCAGGCCACCCGCGAAGAGATCGAGCGTCTCGAAACATTGAAGGCGCGCGGCTCGCAAGTGTTCGGGCCGAAGTCGCAGGCCGATCTCGATGCTGCGAAAGAAAAATTGACCGGCCTGGTCGCCAAGCTGGCCGAGCTGCGTGGCGAAGGACCGAAGAAGCCGACGAACGATTCCGGCGCCTCGGTGGCCGCCGCCAACTTTTTGAAGCAGTTCGAGACGCAGGCCGAGAAAATGAAGGATGCCATGGCCATGCTCGACGGCTTCCGGCAGCGCGACCTGATCACCGAAGCGCAGTATCAAGTGGCCAAGACTGAGATCATCAAGCGCTACACCGACCAGGGCGCAGCCAGCGCCATCGCCGCCTTGAAAGCCAAGCGCGACGAAGAGCAGCAGGCATTCGAGTGGGGCCGCAAACTCACCGACGCCGAGAAGGCGCAGATCGAGCTGCTTGACGGCAAATACAAACAGTATGGCAAGGCCGTCGAGGATCTCGCCCGCAAGATCATCGCGCAGCGCCTCGAAACGGACAAGCTGATCCGCACCCGGCAGCAGCTGATGCTGCTCGACAAGGAAATGCTCGCGCAGCAGGAAGAATTCGACGCCGCATCGGCGCAGAACATCACCGCCGCCACCGCCACCATCAACAGCCTCGCCGACCAGATCGCCACCACGCAGCTGGAGATCTCGGCCATGGGCATGTCGAACGATCAGCGCGAGCTGCTGATGGCCGGCTTGAAGCGCGAGCGCGATCTGCGTGGCGTGCTCGACGAAGGCCAGCGCAACAACATCAACACGCTCAACGACACCATCGAAGCGCAGATCAAGCAGCGCGCTGAGCAAGAGAAAAATCTTTCGGTCTGGAATGATGTTGCAGACCGCAGCGCCAAGTTCCTCGGCGATCTGGAATCATCGGGCGGCAAAGTGTTCAAGACTCTCAGCAGTTCATTGGCCAACTTCGGCCGCGAGCTGCTCGCGTTTTCTACGAAGCGCTACATCCTGCAGATCGGCGCCTCGATGCTTGGCGGCACGTCTGGTGCGGCCCTGGCCAACACCGCCAGTACTATGGGTCAGGGCTCGATGCTGGGCAGCGTCGCCAATGGCATTGGCAGCCTATTCAGCGGCGGCGGCAGCGGCATGCTCGGCTCGATCGGCAGCGGCATAGGCAGCCTGTTCGGTGGTGGCGGGAGCGGGGCGGGTGGTATGGCCTGGGCAGGCGGCGGCTGGGGCGGTGCAGATATCGCAGCGACCGCGGCCGGATCCTCGGGCGGGCTCGGATCCATGCTCGCGGCCGGCGGACCTTACATCGCCGCCGCGTTGGCCATTTATGCACTGGTGAAGCAGTTCGGCGATAAAGGCGAGAACGCGCAGTCGCGCCTGGGCTTCGGCACCGGCATCGAAGGCGGCGGCAATGCTGGGTACCGCATCGACGGCTACTTCGGTAAAGAGGGCTTCCAGTCCTCGACCATGCCGACCGCGTTTAATCTGCAGCTGCTCGACTACTTCAAGTCGACCGGCGTGCTCGACAACCAGATCGGCAAGCTGATCACGACCAGCCAACGCGAGGCCATCACCGCGCGGCTCAACGGCCAGACCGGCAACCAGTACGCATTCGCCACCGGCGACAACACCGGCACCGAGCAGCTGTCCCTGGAGTACTTAAAAACGAAATACGGCGAGGTGTTCAAGGAGATCAACGCCGGCTTCGCGAGCTCGATCAGCACCTTCAGCGGCACATCCGAAGAGCTTCTCAAAAAAATTGGCGGCTTTGTCACCGGCTTCGAGCTCGTGAAGAGCAGCATCGAAAGCCTGCGCGCCACCGCCGAAACACTTGGCAGCGCCAACGGCGTCGAGGCGCTGCGCCGCAGCCTGGTGGCCATGCGCACCGCCATGATCGACACGCGCGACGAATTCAACGCCGCCGTCGCTGACAACACCGACATGACGCGCATCGCCGCGGCCGAGGATGCCTACGCCAAGGCGGTCATGAACCGCTACAACACCGAGATGCAGCTGATCAACAACCTGGTTGCGTCTCTGCGGCAGATCAACAGCGAGCGCTACGGCGCCGCCAAGGACATCGCAGGGCGCTTTGCCAGCATCGATGGCACCGACTACCAGGGCAATGCAGACCGCGCCTGGGCGTTCACGCGCAACATGCGGCAGAACGTCCTGCCCGGCACCAGTGACCCGGCCACGCGCCTGGCTGTCGTCGCCGATGGTCTGCGTGCCTGGGATGATTGGTTTAACGCCAACCGTGACCGGATCCAGGCGGGGGCGGACGAGTGGCGCAAGATCACGGCGAACGAGACCGCCGCGCTCAACGAGCAGCTCAGCCTGCAGCAGATCCAGCTCGCTGGCTTGCAGAAAATGAAGGACCTCGCGCAGCAGGCCAGCGACGCACTGCTCGGCACCTCGCTCAGCAGCGCCAACCCAGCCAGCGCCGGCATCCGCTACCAGCTCGCCGGCGAGAACATCGCGCAGCTGCAGAGCATGTTTGCGATGACCACTGGCGACGTAAAAATCGGTTACGGGCAGAAACTGATCAGCGCCGCGCAGGACCGGCTCAACAGCGCGGGCGCCATGTACGATCGCCCCAGCGCCGAGTATCAGGATGCCTACAACAGCGCGATCAGCATCATGGCGCAGGTGCAGCAGTCCGCGATGGACGCGGCCGCGTCGATCCCGAGCGTCGAGCAGAGCATCGCCGACACCGTGGCCGGCATCAAAGAGCAGGCCGAGATCCTGAAGTCGATCGACCGCATCCAGGAGGATGCGCTCAAAGAGTACAAGGACACCTATCGGCTCGGGCTGGAGTTCGCCCAGGGCGTGCAAAAGGACGCCTATGACCAGCTGCAAAGCACCGCCACCGCGCAGCTCAACGCCATCACCGGCGGCCTCGACGCGGCCACCTATCAAAACATCCTCACCGCCACCACGCACCTAAAACTGGACCAGATCGCCACTGCCCTGGAGACCAAGGTCGTCGGCGCACTGGATCGCCTCACCACGGCCATCACCACACCGGGCAATACCACCACGACCACGACCACCACGGGCGGCGGCGGTACCGGTGGTGGCGGCGGCGGCAATGGCACTGAGCAGACGATCAGCATCCCGATCGATCTGAATATCGACGGGCAAGCGATGGAAGGCTTCGTCGTCAAGGCCGTGATCCGCAACGGCAGCGTCATCAAACGCGAATTTGTGAACGCTTAACGCCATGCCGCAACTCTTAACCGACCCCATCACCGGCGCCACCCAGCCGCGCAACATCGAGGCCTTTCTCTCGGGCCCCGTTGGTGCCGAGGCGAGCTGGTTCGCGGCGCGGCCGAGTTATCGCAATAGCGCCTGGCACTTGCCGGGCCTCGGCGTTTTTCCCGAGCCGTCAGACAACACCGTCGATGACTTCGGGATCCAGACCGGTGGCGGTTTCCGTGTCGACATCGTCGCGCTCGAAGATGCCAGCGCCAGCGTGGTCGCGCCGGCGGATAGCGCGAACCTGTACCCAGATCCAACCGTGCCCGATACCGAGACGATCGCGCTCGTGCCTGGCGACTATTGCGTCTGGTTTATCGGCCTGGGCTCGATCACCGTCGCCGCCGGTACCGCCACCATCACCGGCGCCGGCACGGCCACCGCCAACGGTGCCGGGATCCAGTCGAGTTACGTGGCGTTTACCGTCACCGTCGCTGGCACCGTCACGTTCACCGTCGTGCAGTTTTATAGCGACCTCACCGTCGACTTAACCGTTCACGCCGAAGACACCGTCGGCTACTACGCATAACAGGAAAACAACATGAGCACGATCGTCTATCGACTGGTAAAAGGCAGCGGCCTCACAAACGCGGAATATGACGCGAACTTGTCGAACCTCGACGCCGACAAAATCGAGCAGGGCGTTGTCAACACCAAGGCGATCAGCAAGGCGTCATGGTTGGTAGCAGGCGTCGGCCTGGCCATCGGCGCAGCGACCTACACCGACACCAGCGGCGCCGGTACCGTCGCTACTGGCCACGTGCACGCCTTCGCCACGCCGACCATCGCAGCCAGCAACGCGCGGACCATCACCGATGCGGCCACGATGTACATCGCGGCTGCGCCGACGGCGGGCACGAACGTCACGATCACGAATCCGTGGGCGCTGTACGTCGCGGGGGGCAATACCTACTTCGGCGGCTCGGCGCAGACCACCGCGCTCGGCGTTGGCATCACCCCAGATACCACAGCGGCGGTCAAGGTCACGGTCGCCAACCAGACGCAGACAACCGTCATGGCGGGGCGCCTAACCGGCGCGGCCGCATCCACTGCCACGGGCAGCGTGTCTGGCATCTATTCCGACTTCACCACAGCGAATAGTTCGTTCACTGTGCCAGTGCTTCAGCACTTTGCGGCGATTGGTGCGGCGAAAGGTGCCGCCTCGACAGTCACCGTAATGCGCGCATTTTTCGCGGCAGACAGCGCAGCGATCGGCGCGTCAAATTACGGCTACTACACGGACTTTGCGACCGCGTCGAATAAATATGCGTTCTATGCTGGTGGCAATGCACCCAGCTACTTCGCCGGTGCGCTCGGCTTGATGACGCCGCCAAGCGCGACCACTACGCCGGTAAAACTAGCCTTCGCAGCAGAGCAGACAGCAGGCAGCGTTTACGGGCTGTGGTTCAACGGTACCGCAGCAGCAACAGCAACCGGCACAGCGGGCGGTTTGCTGGTCAACATCGCTTCAACAAACAGCGCCTACACGCTCACCAACTTAGTTGGCGTGCTTGTCGATACCTTCACCAAAGGCGCAGCAAGCACTGTGACCAACGCTATCGGCGTGCAAGTCACAAACGCGATGGCCGTTGGCACGAACAATTACGGTTACTACTCGTCGATCAACTCGGCAACCAACACCTACCAGCTTTACATGGGTGGGACAGCGGCGAGCTTCTTTGGTGGCCCAATCAGCACCATCGGCGCGGGCAACTCAGCCGTCCTGATGTACGTTGGTGCAACGGGTACGCATCCCGGCACGACATCGGCGCTGTACGGTACTGCGACCGACTTCGTTGCACCATCATCCACGACGGGCAGTGCGACTGGGTATTACTCGACGCTTCGCACAGCGGCCACAGCGTTTACCTGTGTCCAGATGATCCACTACGATGCCGCGCAGAGTATCAAGGGGGCGGGGTCGAGCATCACGAATACTTACGGCTTCTATGCCCGTAATGGTCTTGTTCTGGCTGGCTCGAACAACTACGGCTTCTATAGCGACATCGCATCTGCCAGCAACACGCTGGCGCTGTCGATGGCTGGCACAGGGATGTCCTATTTCGGCGGTGCGGTTCATATCTTGGATAGCACTAATACGAACGATCCGAGCGCACTCGTTTTGGTCGGCAATAGCAGCAACCATCCGAGCACGACAACGGGCGCTTATAACTACTACGCCTCGACCATCGCCAACTCGACGGTGACATCGGAATTTATCGGCTACCACAGCAACATGCAGACGGCGAACTCTGCGTTCACGCTGACCACGTTAGTGCATTTCCGGGCCTATTCAACTACAAAAGGCGCGGCCAGCACGTTAACCAACGTGTACGGTTTTCAGGCGCTTTCAGGGATTGCAAACGGTACGAACAATTACGGGTTCTATTCCAGCATCAATAGCGCCGCCAATACTTGGCAGCTCTGCATGGCCGGGACCGCCAACAACCACATCAACGGCAATCTTTCCTTCGGCACCACGACCCTGGCTGGCACGTCCGGCGACAAGGTGAT